CATCAACTGGACGATTGTCAACCGTTGTCTTTAGTGTTCGTGCTCCAAACGTGCTTGCTGTTGTGTGCGAGGTGTACGGCTCATCCCATACCGCTGCGGCTGTCTGCGCTGCCGTCAAGCCACTAGAGGAAAGCGTGACCGTCAGCACCGCGCCGTTCGTGCCGCTTGCACCACGCACCACAATAGTCACATCAGATGCACCAGCAGCAAATGCCGCATTCGGGACATCAAGCCGATACACGCCCGGCACGAGGGAGGAGCTTATCTCAGCAAAGCCACCTGAAGTCCACGCCCCTGTTGCTGTCTGCGTGACCAGCGTAATAGCCACCGGTGCGGCTTGGTTGCGGACGTAGTAGGCCGCTAGACCAGTTGTGCTGAAGGTAAGGCCAGTAGCACCAAGGTAGAGTTCGATACTTTGTGAGGTGCTTGCTGGTGCGATTGTGATGGCTGAGGCGTTGCGCTCGGTTGGCAGATATGCACCAGCTGTCGAGTTACTGAAATATTCAATTGGCCCCATAGTCGGTGTTGATGGAGTAAGCCACGTTACACCGTAAAAGTCAACAGTGTCAGAGTTGGTATTGATGCCAGCATTTTGGCTGGCAGATATATTGTGGTTTGCCCAGAACGAAAGATTAGCCCATCCAGATAATCTGGACAATGTAAAGTCAGGGCTAATAAATGCTCTTGTTAATGAACCTGTTCCAGTAGCTACGTTTGTGCGTTCAGTTGTACAGTTGAAAATATTGTAAGACTCAATGAAATCACCTGTGATCGTTGAGATGATTCCATTTGCAGTGTCAAAAATGCAGTTTTGTATTGTCACTGGAAATGTCTGACTTATTCTAAAATTTTGATATGGTCGTATTCCGGTATTTGCCGTAAAACGACAATTGATAACTTTCACACCACCAAATGTTGCTGATGTGCTCCCGCTGTCAATACGCAATGCGGCTAGAGTATTTGAACTCGTATTCTGGTTAATGAAAATGTTGTTTCGGAATAAACTTTGCGAATCGTAGGATGAACCAGCAACACTTGGAGTATATGAAGTATGACCAAAAAAGACAGAATCCTCCACCGTTACACCGCGACTACCAGCAGTGCAAGTAAAGGAATAAGTATAGGATTCAGTTGATTGACTCGGACTATAAAATCCACACCGTTGCACAATTGAATATATGCCTGCAATTTCAAAAACTTTACCAAAAGTAGTACCACCACCGGGTTGATAACCAACTATGTAAACATCGGTCAAAGTCACATAATCTTTTACGACTGACAATGTTAAACCAGACGTAGTGGTAGTTGGCCCACTAAAGTTTGTAATAACGACAGGCCCAGCAGTTACACCACTAAATAATGATGCTGTAGGGTTGCCTGAAATTGTGACACGTTGTGCATTACTTGATGGATTTGTAAAGCCAGCGGTAAAGTTTCCCCGATAAACACCGGGAGCAATATACAAAGTGTCACCCGGAGCGATACCGGTTGCACCGATAGCCTTGGTTATAGTCTGCCACGCTTGATTTGTGGCAGGGCCAGTGCCAGCATTTGCGTCACTTCCATCTGGTCTCACATAATAAGTAGCCATTACTCGGCATCTCCACTGATAATCTGTTGAGCCATAATCACTGCGAACTGTTGCACGATGCCATACTGAAAGTCTTCATCCTGCGTGACCCACCATTGATTGACAGACGTACCATCAATACCGAACGTGCCGAGGATATTACCGGCATCGTCTTCGATGTCACCAAAGACACGCCAGTCTGTAGACGGTGCTGGTTCCTTCTGAATGTAGAAGTTTTGCAGGTTCATTTACCCACCTTCAGTGCATTCACGCCTACACCCTTGAAAGGCATCGTCAAGAACGCCAGCACACTACTCACCGCAGCTGAGACACCAGCCGCTACCGCCTTGCTGCCGTACAGTGCAAGCACTGCGCCCAGCTCGGCGAGGTCGTGTGCTTCGGATGTCCGGATGCCATCGCCAAATACGCTGGTAAAAGCAGCTACGAAAGCCACGATCACAACGACCACTAACCGTTTGATGCTTATGCTGTTCATCTTTGTATGATCGCCTCCAACGCGCTAACCTTGTTTTCCAATTTACCGAGCCGTTGCTCGATGCGGCGCACTTCCTGCTGTTGTCCATCGAGCGTGTTGATAATGTGTGCCACCTGAGTCTCCAGGCGCGTCAACCTGACCTGTATAGCAACCCACGCGGCACCAATACTAGTAACGGTTATAAAGGCCTGTATGCCAATGGGAACCCATGCCTCTGCCGTCATGCGAAATGCTCCTTAAGGCTAACGTGTTGAATCAAAAGGTTAGTCTGTCCTTGGTCTGTGCCAATGACATCAAAGAAATGATTAGGCTCATCGTGTAGCCTAATACGGTCATTGGCTTGAATGACTCTGTCGGCTGGAGCAACTAAGTACCAATTGCATACAACCTTGATTCCCTCATCAAGTAACGCTTCGTTATTACCGAGGTTGACCATACGGCCCAGGAACTCATCAACCTGCCGCCAGTCCTGCGTCTGACCGCCTCTGCCGTCCTCTGTGAGCGTCATACGGAGGACAATAACTCGGTCTTGGGTTAGGCTGCGGACAAGCCCACGGCCTAGTATGCCGCGTAGAATCGGAGACATCTAAAAGATACTCACCGGGCGGAAGCGGTCGGCCATCGTCAGAAACTGCGCTTGCAGTTGTGAGAGCTTGACATCAGATGTGCCTTCCTTGGCATCAATCTCTGTAGCAACCAGTCCGGCCTTGAGGAGCCATACAGCACGGGTAGCAGTGCGTACATCGTAACGCTCGATGTGTGCTGGCCCCATATCAACCCATGCTAACTGCGGGTTTGATGTTCCTTCAGTAAGGAGGAAACCTTCCCACGCCCATCCCCAGATGTTCGGCCATTCTGGCTCAGTGGTGCCTGATGTCCCAGCCTGTCGGCATTCGTAGACACGGCCATTAGGAGTGGTGCCTACTATCCGATCACCAATGGCATAGACGGTGCTTGCTGTCCACGTTTCAAAGCGTTCATGCTCATCGAGGATGATGCCAATGTCGGTAGTAGACACGGCAGGATATTGCGCCGCTTGACTGTACAGGGCTACTCTTCCTATTGCATCGGCGCGGCTCAAGCTCATGTCTTCAGTATCCCACACAAGAAAAAACCCCCGGCACGTCTGCCGAGGGTCTTTTGGTCGGTTGCGGTATCACTCCGCACTGCCTTACGTGTGAGCTGCGATAAGGCCGATGAACGAACCAGGGACACGAGAAGAAGCCGTGGCGTTGTAGTTACCAGCATCAAAGCAGTTGACCGAGAAGCGCTCGGTAGCCTTGAATGCCCAGCTGTCCTCAACAAAATACCGTTGATCGGACATCTCGATTGTGATGCCTCGGCGGTCACCGAATGCAACACCCTTGGACAGGTCAGCCAAGAATGCAACCGGAGTATCAATCGCTGGAACCGATGGCATGTTCTGGACAAACACAACAGGGATGCCATACAAAAGTGGATTGACTCCGTATGCATTCTGGATTGCATCAATGTTGTTTCCACCGAGTGCAGCCAACTTGTCGGCGATTCCCGTGTAGAAGAAGTTCTTGTGCATGAACCACTTCGGCTGGTCGGCATATGTTGGAAGCTTGCCGATCATCGACTGAAGGTTTGCAAGCGTGAAGTTGCTCCAAGCAGATCCGGAACTTGCTGGGCCTACGACTGCACTTGCGATGTTGCCGTAGTTACCATAAGTGCCAGATGCAAGATCGGTAAGCGTTCGCCCCATACCAACCAAGCCGGAAGCATCCGAGCCAGTCAAAGCCGAGTTGAAAACAACACGGTCTTCTTCCTTCGCCAAGTTGTAGGCAAAGTCACGAGCCAGAGCGTTTCCAACGTCAACAACCGAGTCTTCGTTAAGTTCCTTCGACACGATGGTCAAGATTGCCATCTTCTTAGCGGTCAAGCTAATCTGTGCAAAGGTCATCGAGGAATCGGTGATTGCAGTATTTTCTCCAGGATAATAGACCGTGGTGCTCGCAGTGGAATTCGGTACCAACTGAACATCCGATGTCATCGGAACAATGCGGCAGTTCTGGCGAGCTGCACCGTATTGCTCACGGAGGTATACGAGGTCAGCGGAAAGCAGATCTGGTGTAAGGTATCCACCGGCGGTTGTCGTGCCTTCGACCTGTGCCTTGAAGTGACCGTTAGCCTTGAGCCATTCGGTAGACCGCTTGTTTCCAGCGACAGCCAGTGCAAACTGTCCCATGACGTAACCCTTGTAGGACTGCTCATCACGAGTACCAGAGAAGACCGACTTTGTTACACCACCGTTAGCCCATGGCTGAACAGCCGGGGTTGCTACAGGTGCAGTCTCGCCGAGTGTCTTCATCATCTCAATGCGGGCTTCAATGTCTTTGACTTCCGACATCAGGGACTTAGCCTGTGCGAGGTCACCACCGGAAGCGGCGAGTTCTTTCGCCGTTGCGATGTTTCCGAGTTTCTTCGACTCGAGTTGTTCAATCGTCATAGTGACATAATCTCCAAGCGGGCAAGAAAGTCTGCTCGCTCAGCGTCAGTGGAGGCTTTCACCTCCGGAGCAACGATGGCCGGTTGCGTCTCTGGCTGGTCTGCATCCCGCAGAGATTCCCAGCATTCAGGCGCCAGCCGCTTAGCGGCAGACCGGGAGAGTCCGACTGCATCCCGCAGCCGACGTTCTACGCCACGGAGAGAATCCGGAGCGGACTTTACCAGCATCGGGTCAGACCCAATGGCGGTTGCAAGTTTCTTGGCACGATCGGCAAAGCCATCGACCAATGCAATAATGTAGGGAGTTTTATCGCCTTGGACTTCATAAAGCCCCATGATGCCAGCACAGAGGTTATCGTAGAGACCTTCAAAGCCTTCATGGATGATATTTGCGCCAGTGCCTGTATAGACCTTGTCAATGTACGCGGCTGGGTCTTCACCGATTTGTGGTTCTGCTTGCTCAGGAGTGATGGCATACTCTTCGCTGTCCATCTGCTCCATGTCCATATCCATCATAGAATCCATTGCATACATATCCTTTAGGGTCTTTACGCTGTTACGATACTCGGCTGGTGTCGGTGTAATCGATGCCTCAGCGATAGGCCAGCGGGTTATCTCAGCGGCACTGCCCATGCTCTTGCGCTCTACCAGATGACCTGCTGCACCGGAGGAAAACCCCATCTTGCCTTGCTTGCAGAGCTTCGCGATCATGCTCCCGTATTCATCGGCTAGATCTAACTGTGCCTCGTACCAAAGCCCGGTATCGTCCATCTTGATGAAGCCTGTACCGATGCTCTTCTTCCCGACAGCCGCATCCATACCGTGGTGATAGTAGACGTTGAGCGGTACACGCTGACCCTTGGCAACCGGAAAGCCGTAGTCGGTTGAAGCGGTGAAGTAGTCACCTTCAAGGTCGGCGGTCTTGATATCGCCAAAGCGCACAAGGTAACCCTTGACGTAGCCCAGCCTGTCGCTCTTGATACCGTCCACGGTAGATGTCAGCAAGTCCATGGCTTCACTATCCCACAGTGCATTTTTCATAGGTAGGTTGTTAGATCCGGTTGGTATCCCTCTAGGTCTCTAAGCGGCAATACCCGTGTAGTAGGCCCCCAGTCGGCGTTAGGAACAACGGTTGCCATGTCACTGAGCGGCAGGCCTTCAGTGTAAAGGTTGTAGCGGGCAGTGCCTAGTATCTGCTGAGCTTCAAGCGGTGTAAGCCCCTTCAGTATCTCTTCACCGGTTGCCACCTGTGGCCGTGTATCAGGGATAGAAGAATCGCCGGTTATCTCAGCCCAGGAGAGCGTTTCCGGTATCATCACGCACCGGCAGTTCGGATGACTCGGCATGATTTCATCGGTCTTTTGAAGTGTGCCGGACAAAGCCAAGCAAGCAAGGCATACCCGCGCATCTTGCGTAGCTTGCCGCCTGAAGCCTGTAACCGATGGGTTCTCGGCATACAGTTGCCGCTGTGCTTCACGGCTGGCACGTATCATCTCAGTACGGGCTATCGTCTCAGCTCTTGACTGACCAACCATGGCCACCCGTTGCAGTCTACGTGCCACGGTTCGAGGGCTTTCGCCAAGGCTGATGCCTTGTGCGAGGCTGAGTTTCATAGCATCGGTTACAAATTGAGGGATTGTGTCAAATAACTCCGCCAGAGGGCTGCCATCACCAGCCATGCCGACAAACGTTTGGAGGGTCTCGTCAGGTAGGTTTGTCCATCCCAAACCAACGCTAACGTTGGCTGGCTTTTTTCCCGCTGCCGTTTCAACGAGGCGTTGAGTTGCCTCGTTCGCAAGGATGGCTGATTCGAGTTGTCCATCAGCGGTTATCTTTGCCCCCTCGATACTAAACTTCTTTAGGTTTTGTCCTAGCTCATCAATGTTACTGATGATGCGTTGCCGCATAAATTCAATCGTTGCGCTTCGTGGTTCCCCTTGCGCTTCGCGCTCTGCTATGCGGTCTTCGAGTGCTTGCAGTTCCCGTATGCTTGCCTTGCTGGCGGCACGGTATGCCCGTTGCATCTTCGAAATGGCTACGCCTTCACGCTCCAGCAGGTCGTTGCGGAACTTCTGACCAGCCGCGTAGATTCTTGCTGTCCCGCTGTCTACTCGCTTGAGATTTCCTCCAGCGAATACCCGTAAAAAGGGTGGCTCTTATACACTACCCCCGGAGTGCATACGTGGTCACCATCAAGGCTCTTACCGTCTGCTTGTATCTGGTCACGCTTCGATGTTGACCAAGCAAAACCGGCATCACCGCCCCATAAGTCCCATGCAACGCGGCCGGGTGAAGGATAACCAGGCTCACCAGCGCTAAAGCCTTCGGCCTTCTTATCGACTTCATGCCGAGCGAAGAATGAGTACATCCGCAGGATTGTGTCTTCGGATAGTTTCTCACCGTTCACAATCTGGTTTGCACGGGTCAAGCCTATGATCGTACCGCCGGGTTCACCGTCTTCATGCCATGCCAGAGCGCGTCTAGCCGCGTCCTGCATCCCTTGATTTGGGATGTACTTTAGGCTGATTGACTTAGCCGGTGTGATTGTTCCAATGTTCTGGGTAGATATTGCCGTTGGGTGTAGGATGCCTTCGTCTTCTGGCGTTGGCTCCATGCTTGCAATGCGCTTTGCTTCCGCACGGTCAATAATTCCAGCCTTAAAAAGACGCTCGGCACGTTCAGCTGCCGCGCTTAGGTCATCAGCCAATGAGCGCACCTGCGACACATCGAACTCTAAGAAGTCGCCGGGTTGTGTCTCGCTGAAGTCCGGGAGCAGGTGGATGGTAATGACATCAGCAATGGCGCGGAAAAGAGGAATCATTCCATCTTCCCATGCCGCCTGTTGGGCTCTCTCGTAATTGCTGTAGGTAGACCGCTCAAGGCCAGAGCCAAGGCCAAGCACCATCGGGTTGAGTCCAAGAGCAGAGCAGATGCGCTCCTCCGGTACACGCCTGATGGCATCCAGTGCTAAGTCGTTAGGCGTTAGGGATACCCTATCCATCTTGTATGGGCCGTTCATAACGACCACGCCGCCAGCATTATCGCCGGTCAGGTCTTCACGCATCTGGCGCTTTATCTGCCGCGCATCATCGATGCTGATGTCTACGCTGGTGTCCTTGGCATCTGGCCCGATGATGATAGACGGCATGGCACCATTAGCCAAGAGGCCATAAGCAGCTGAACTGGCTACATTGTCGGTGCCTATCTCACGTAGCATAGCCTGTAGCGGTGAGCGCCCAAGGCGGATATCTAGAGGCTCCCTCCCGTACCGCAGATGAATCATGTCCTCGAGCTTGACACCGAATGTTCTGCCGTCGGTCTGATACTTGTACATTGTCAGCGGGTTAGTGCCATCACCTACAGGTCTGACCATGTCAAACGGCAGGAACTGCAACCCAATCACTTGACCATCGATTGTTGATCGAATCTTCCGTAGGTAGGCATTACCGAATAACTTGTAGTCCTGAAGGAACCAACCCCATACAAGGTTAGCAGGTAGGCCTGGCATCGGTTCAGCGATGAGCGCAAGGATTGGATGGTCTGGCAGTGCGTCTGCTTGGCTTGAGTCAACCGGTCGGTATACCTTGGCTACGCCTTGACTCCAGTTCCTGACATACCAATCAATCGCCACTGCGACGATGCCATTCAGGCCTAGGTCACCAGCTACTGCGCTCCAGTCCTTATGACTTCCAGGGAGTGCCCTGCGGAGCCGGGAGTATAGCTGCCCGTTGCCAAAGCCGGTTAGCATACGATCCATGCTTTGCGCTAGCGGAAGCGGAAGCGCCTCGGTTTGGTTGGCTACGGCTTTACGCCCAAGGAAGCGGTCAAAGATACCCATGGCTTCAGTATCCCACAGGACTACACGGCACCCCAGCTCTTGCGCTGGCCGCATACCTGCCAAGCGTACGCCATAGCATCAACCACGTCATCGTGCCTACCAACGGGAAAACTCAAAAGCTCATCCTCAAAGTATGCCGGGAGCCCTTGGCAGTGCATTACTTGGCTTTGCTCGTACCGGGCTTCTAGAGGGGCAAAGCGGGTCACTTTGTCACGGTCTGGCCGGATGCCCCTAATCGGTAACTTCGTACGCCTTAGAAGCTCCTGCACAACTGCGGCTTGATACTGCACCTGTTCGATGCCGATCATAGATGGTTGCCACTTCTCAGCCATAGCCTCAATGAAGCGTAGCACGGAAGCAAAGTCAGCGCGGGTACGGTTGATGTCTCTAACGTATATCGTGCCATCGTCACCACGGGATACAACAGCAACCCCGGTGTAGTCGGCTTCGCTCTTAGTAGAGATTGCAAGGTCAACCCCGATATAGGTAGGCAACCCTTCAGGACAATCGCCATACCGCAACCACTCC